AAATGAAACCTGAGTTTTTAGAGAAGCTAGATGAGCTTAGAGAGCGTTGTGGGTTCAGCTTCCGTATAACTAGCGGTTTTAGGTCTGTTAAACACTCTATAGAGGCGCGTAAGGCAAATGGTGGTGGTACGCACACCAAAGGTATAGCTGCCGACATATACGTCTCAAACGGCCAGCAGAAGGCTTCTATCATACGTCACGCTGTAGACATGGGATGTTTTAATGGAATGGGCTTAGCTAAGACGTTTGTCCATGTAGACATTCGTGAAGGCGAACCAGTGATGTGGAGCTACTAGCGCTTTTTCTTGGCAGTCTTTGCAGCTTTCTTAAATGATTTAGCAGTGGGTCTGCCTTTAGTGCCAGCTTTACGCATGGTCTCACCTGAGCCAGCTTTGATGCGTTTACGCTTAGCGTGGATGTTAGCGTATAGACCTTTAGCCATTACTTTTTCTTCCTATACGATACTTTCTTGCCAGTTTTCTTAGCTGCTTTCTTAGCTGCTGCCATGCCTTTTTTAGTATACGAATAACTTTTTCCACCTACTTTTGGCATATCAGTCTCCTACCATTTGGTTTTTGAAGCCCAGTATGCTGCCGACATTTTACCTTTAGCAATGTTTTTAGCATGGCGAGCCTTAAAGGATTTGCGTCTAGCTTTTTCACTAGCCGTCTTTGGATTTTTACCAGCACCAGAAACACCTTGCTGCCCAAAGCGTATTGTCTTGGTTTCATTGCCTGACTTAGCAACTACAACGTGTGACTTAGTGGCGTGATTGGGGGTGCGCTTAGGTTTGTTATACCCAGAGACACCTGCCCTCTTTAATTTACTATCTTTTTGCATAGGGTCGATTATACCAAAAAAACCCCTGTCCGAAGACAGGGTAATCAGAGGTTAAGTCATATCAGGGTGTTCTAGGCGTAACTGCTCTTCAGTAGGCGGCTCAGATTGTTCAGCTATTGCTGCTTCTAAACGCTCCCAAAGCAACGCAATATGCTTTCTAGCATAGCTGTTTGCACCACGATATACGGCAGCATCAATTATATTAATCAACTCTTCACGCATATCAGCTAGACCGTGTTGGTCTATCTTATCGAACATTATTCCTAAAATTTGATCACTCATTGTACATCCTCAGTTATAACTGATTGGTTCATGCTTTTCATCGTCTTCCATTTTTCTAAACTCTTCCCTGTAATGCTTTGCTATTTCTGCGCGCAGCTTTTTGTTTGTTGGCATCAGGGTCTGCCATTTCTCTCTAAGCATATCCATATGACCTTTGCCTAATAAAGACTCCAACCATGCAGTAAACTCGGTTGGGTTTTCCGTAAACTTTCTGTGACAGTAGTGGCAAAGACACAAGGCGTTATCTAACGACCACCTTACAGACTTTGCTGCCCTGCCAAATATATGCGCGCACTCCATCCTTCCATCCATCTTCTGGCAGTGTTCACACACATGGTTCTTGTTTTTTCTTACAACATCACTAAACCACTTATCTGCTGCATCACGTTTTATAGCCATCTATCTCATCCTTTGATGGAAAGGGTATATTTAAGTTTAATTCTGCTGCTAAGTGCCTAATTATAACATCTGCCACCTGTGTCACCTCATCGCTCTTTAATGCAGTTGTGCTGCGCTTTTTGTCTGGATACATAGCAGACTGTACCTCTAGCCATATAACGTCTTTAACGCGCTCCCATGTCCACGGCAGCATAATAGCTTTATCCGCCAGTAGTGACTTTATCGTATACTCATAACCTGCATCGTTACACGACTCTGCAATGATTCTGCAAAACTTATGTATCGCCTTGTTTTGCTGACTTGTACGTGTCCGACCAGTGCTTACACTTACAGTTAGAAACTTTTTATCTGAGTAAAGCTCATTTATTAGTCTGGTTGCTTTACCTAATGTTGCATCACTGTTTATTGTTAATTCTGTCATATCAATTTTTTCCTCAAATGTTTTTGTGAAATTATGTCTGCTGCCGTCTCAAGCCGCTTATAAATTATCTTTTCTGCTGTCTTGCGCTCAGGGTTCAAAGGAACGCCACTGGCTCTAAGGTCTATGTCATTAACGACCTGCCGACCTCTTAGCCTAGTAACCAAAGTGTTACGCTTTATTCCTATGTAGCTAGCGTATTCTTTGTACGTGTATTTTTTACCGTGCTTAAAATGCCCGTCTGTTCCTTTAAATATTAAATGCTTTGTGCTTCCCTGACCTGCCATATTGACTACCCTTTGTCGTATGCCCAAGACCTATCGGTTAATGTTTCTATTACATTGCGTTTCTTAATCGAGTCTACCTTAGCTGTTTTAGCGTAGCTGCTTTTAGACCACGTTGTTACAGCTGCCTTCCAGTTAACCATTTTGTTCTTACCCACCTTCCAGCCATTTGACTGATAGTGCGACATCCACTTCTCAGCATCAACAACATAGCCCTTTTCCCTAATGTAATTAGTCACCATATCCATTGATGGGGGAGTGAAACGACCAATATTATTAGATGTATTATTAACTTGTTCTATTATCCTAGAACTTTTTTTCGGGGGGGTGGGGAAATTATTTTCTAGGGGGTCAGGTAAATTTTTTCTAGGGGTACTGAAAGTATTTTCCTCGCTAAGATATATACGTCTTTCCTGTACTCTCTTAGTGCCTTTCTCAAATATCTGCTCACGGCAGATGTACCCTGCTTCCTCTAATGCGCCTAACCAGTTTGTGATAGACCTGTCCTTTACATCATACAGGTCAGCGAAGTAACTATTAGTTGCCCAGCAATACCCACGCTCATTACACAGTGCTGTGATCTCACCATATAAAAGTTTAGCGTTGGGTGGCAACGACTTATCATATCTAACGCCTGCTGGAATTATTGCAAAATACCCCTGATGCATATCTATACCTCTCCATCTCTGACTAAATCGCTTAGACGCATGCGAAGGCTGTCTGCGATTCTGATTAATGTTTCTAAATTACAGTTGTTGTGAGCGACTATCTTGCTCAAGTGCTGCGGAGACATTCCTGCCCCTACTGCTACCTTAGCCATAGTCAGGTCTTGGCGTGCTGCTTCGACCTTGATTGCTTTCTTTAAGTTAAACATAAGTACCTCTTTATAAATTAGTGCCGAGTATATCTATTATGAGTGCATAACGCAAACATATAATTAATTTACAATAAGTGTTGAACCTGTGATTTAGGTGTGTATAATAAATAGCTCATAACAAACGAGGTGATGTATGACTGATATAAATAAACTTACAGATTTTGAGAAGGGCGAGTACGATTGCTTGCACCTTCATGAGGCTGCCGTAAACGCATCGGAAGAGTATCTTCTAGGGTACGGTCAGCAGTATGCGCTTGAAGAGACTATCTCAGGTCAATACACAGACCAAGCAGCGCAGTGTAAATCACAACTAGAGCAGTGGGGTATTTCGCTATGAATCCGTGGAAAGAAATTCAAACTGGGCTACGCGCCCCATTCAAGTTAAGCCAGCTACACTGGAGACAGGGTAGAGGTGGTATGCAGCTAGCCTATATTGATGCGCGTGACGTTGCTAATCGTTTAGATGAGGTTGTCGGTATCGAGAACTGGCAAGATCGCTATGAAGAGGTATCGGGTCGCCTTATGTGCTATCTATCTATCCGTGTTGAGGGTGAGTGGATTACTAAAGCTGATGGCGCTGGTGACACAAATATCGAGGGCGAGAAGGGTGGTATATCTGATGCCCTTAAACGTGCAGCACAAAAGTTTGGTGTTGGTCGCTACCTGTACTACTTGCCAAAGAATGCCACGGCAAGCAACTTACCTAAATGGGCTATTCCAAATGAGCTATAGAGCAGAGTCAGGTCACTGGTATGACCAAGATGGCGCGCCTGCATACACTACGGTGGGCGCTAATGGTAAGGAGCGTAACACTACGCTGCGTGATGCCAGAAAGCTAAACCTAGTACCCAGTGTAACAACTGTCATGGGTATGGCTGCCAAACCTGCATTGGAAAACTGGAAGATAGACCAAGCGCTATTAGCAGCAGCTACTATGCAAATTCGAGTAGGCGAGCCTGTAGAGATGTTTATGGCTAGGGCTAAGATGGAGTCTAGGCAGGTAGGCAAAAAGGCAGCTGAGCGTGGTACAGAAATACATGGCGAGATAGAGCGTGGCTTTGTAGAAAACCGCTGTTCAGCATCTTTTGACGCTGTTAAGAAAGTATTGGACACATTGTACCCAGAAACCAATTGGAGCGCTGAGAAGTCGTTTACGTGCGCTCTAGGGTATGGTGGGAAGATAGATCTATGTAGTGACAACGGAATCTTTGTTGATTTTAAAACTAAGGATAACTTAGATGGCAAAGACCCCAAGAAATTAGTTTACGATGAGCATGGTATGCAGCTAAGCGCATATGCGGAAGGCTCAGGCGTAACAGACCCAGAAAGGGTATCTATATTTATTGATAGAGCAAACCCTGAGATAGTGAGTTATCATGTCTGGGATAAAGAATCTCACAAGAAACATTCTGAGATGTTTAAAGCGCTTCTGACGTTTTGGAAGCTAACAAAAAACTATGATCCAAGCGAGGATATAAAATGAGTATTAATCAAATGGTGTTTACAGGCAACTGCGGAGCAGATATGGAAATCCGCCATACCCCTAAAGGTGTTGCTATCGGAACTGTAAACGTGGCGGTAACGTCAGGATGGGGTGACAATAAAAAAACTACATGGGTAAAATGCACCATGTTCAAAGAGCGTGCTGAGAAGCTAGCACCTTATCTCACAAAGGGAACGCCAGTAACAATGTCTGGTGAGTTTCAGATGGATGAGTGGACTGACAAAGAAGGCAATGCACGGCTAACCCCAGTATGCATGGTCAGGGATGTTCACTTTGGTAAAAAACAAGAGGGCGCTGCGCCACAACAACAAGCACAAAAGCCGCAGCAGAATAGTAACTTTTTAGAAGACGATATTCCGTTTTAGGAGATTAAGATGAAAAAGCTAATTTTAGCAGTAACTTTATTGTCGTTCAGTGCAGCTGTTTACAGCTCATGCTTTTGGACTAAGATTGCTGAGGTGCATGGGCAGAGAGGCGTTATCTGTACTTGGAAGTGTGGGTTTGGTATGCAAGCAGTACATACAACAACTTCGGGCATTTCATATTGCCCTAGACCGCGATAGGAGTCAGATATGACTGATAAAGAAAAGGCAGTAAAAGACGCGCACCGCTACGCTGATAAAGCAATAGCTGTTGCAAGGAAGAGAACCAGTTTTCTTCGATCTAAGTTTAAGCACTGGTCTAACAGTGAATGGCGCATGGTTACAAAAGGTGAAGCGCTAGGTGTGGCAGCCATCATGTTGTTGCTACTCTTTGTAGGATAATACCCCTATGACCTATGGGAATCCTCTCCCTATGTGAGCCAGCTTGATGCACTGGTGGTCGTAACGCATCATTACCTAAAAGCATATCTAATATAACCAAATAACACTCTCGACTCCTACCTATCTACACTATAATCGCGCCTCAATTACTGGGGGTGCAATGAACTACATCATATTATTTACACTACTGTCGCTAACTTTGATAGCTATAGACGATATAGCTGGTCGAAGACCGATAGAAAAGTACAAGGTAGAGAAGGGGCAATAGCCCCTTTTTTATTGGGCTACAGCTTAACTTGGAAAAAAACAGCACAAAAAGTGATGCAAATTGTGCCAACTTACTTGCAAGTAACAGTTACTTCTGTATAATAGATGCCATACACACATAAACGAGGATACACACATGAACTCAACTCAATTATTAAACTTAATCGACCACGTTGAAGCGGTAGCTGTTGCGGCAGGTAGCAAAACAAAATACAGAATAGATGCGGTTTTAGAGTCTGGTGAAAAAATTGTTTTAAAGAAAACAAGCACCAGAATCCCTAAAGCGGTTCAGTTATACAATACATACGTTAATGGTAATGCAACACATGGAACTGAAGCCTGCTATTTTGGATTCACAGCAAAACCAGATACATGGCATACAAGTTTTAGAGAGCAAGACAAGCACTTAAAAAGCTACCAAGTAATCGAAGCCTAAACAAATTGCCCCCGAAAGGGGGCATCACACAAACGAGGTAAGAAAAATGAAAAAAACAAGAGCAACAACTCTTTGCAAAAAACTTAACGCAGCATACCCAAATATTGATGCTGTTCCTTACAATGAATTTACTGGTGAAGATAAGGTCGAGCAAGACGGAATCTGGTTGAAGGGCAGTGAAGATTTAGATAAGGATGGGCTGCCTTACTTTGACTACTGGAGTATGACTGGTAGCCAGTTTCATGAAGGTGTAGAGGCTATGGCAGATAAGCATGGCTTTTACTGTGAGCCGTATGACGCAGGCACATTGATGCTATGGAGACTGTAATGAAGACGCAAATTTTTGGTGATTTGATAGTGCAGCTAGACGACAACTGGGATGGCTGCATGGCTGAATTAGAAGACACGCTCAAGGATGTAGCGTGTTATACATGGCTCAAGGAACATAAAACGTGGTTGCATGATATGTTCCCTGAGTGCGCCCAGTATGATGTTGATATGTTGCTGGAGATTCTGTACGCAGATGGCACTGATGATATGTTCGATACTGCAATGGCTGGCAGTCGTGATAATTACGCTGCTGATGAGGGGTACAATGAAGAGGACAACCCTGAGATGTTTTATGAGTGCCTAGCAGTGCCAAACTTCAAAGAGTACGTTGGCAACAAAAAGGTATGTTTTGGGCAGGTCTATACTCTGGCAGAGGCGTTTAGAGATTCTATCTACCTCTATCTTGAGAAAAGGCTCGAAAATGAAATCCTTAATGAGTTTCACAAAACCGTTCACTAGGAGAAGGTTATGACACAGCAAGAAAGAGTTTTAGAGTATTTGCAAGAAGGCAAGAAACTAACGTGCCTGAATGCGTTTAATGAGCTGGGTATCACACAGGTAGCAGCTAGAATTTATGAACTGAAGGAAGAGGGGCATGATGTTAAAAGCAAGCGAATTAAAGTAACCAACAGATACAACGAGCAATGCAGCGTATCTGAATACTTTATGGAGAACGACAATGTCAGGTAAAGGATCAGCGCCAAGACCTATCCCGGATCGCAAATCTTATGAAGATAACTTTGATGCCATCTTTAACAAAAAGTCTGAGCCAAAACCAAAAGCCCAGCTAATGCGTGAGATGAGAAGCAGAAGAAAAAGCGAAGGCTTACAAGAAATGCGAATATGGGTTACGGAAGAGCAAGCTGTCGAGATTAATTTGATATTAAATAAATAGGTGTATACTGGTTCTGAGACTTAGCGAGGTAAGCTATGACAGAACTTGGTAGAACGCAAACAGCATTTAAAGATACATCAAGGCATTTAATAATACCAGATACGCAGGTAAAACCAAATCAGCCTACTGAACATTTGCGGTGGGCTGGCTTGTATGCAGCAGAGAAGAAACCTGATGTGATTATTCACATAGGCGATCACTGGGATATGCCTAGCCTGTCTAACTGGGATGTTGGCAAGAAATCATTTGAAGGTCGCAGGTATAAAGACGACATAAAAGCTGGCTTGGATGCAATGGAAGTATTCTTAAAGCCAATTAGAGACGAGCAGAAGCGTCTTATAGCTAACAAAAAGAAACAATGGAATCCACGCCTAGTGTTCACTTTAGGCAACCATGAGCAGCGTATAGAGCGCGCTATCGAATCAGATGCAAAGTTAGAAGGGCTAATAAGCTATGACGACCTGAAACTCAATGAGCTTGGGTTCGAGGTGTATGACTTCCTAGAGGTGGTTGTTATAAATGGTATTTGTTATAGCCATTACTTCACTAGTGGAATCATGGGTCGCCCTGTATCGAGCGCTAAACGACTGTTAGCTACACAGTTTCAATCATGTGTAATGGGTCATGTGCAAGACCGTGATATAGCTTATGGGCGTAGGGCAGATGGCCACAATATGTTGGGTTTGTTTGCAGGGATATACTATCAACACGATGAAGATTACCTAACCCCACAGACTAATGGTTCGTGGCGTGGTATATGGATGCTTAATGAAGTAGTTGGCGGTAACTGTGATGAGCTTCCAGTGTCTATTAAATACTTACGCAACAAGTATGAGGGCAAGTGATGAGTGCATTGAAAAAGCAAGAGGGTGGTAAGCATTACGTTATGCCTATACAGCCAATTGAATACATAACTAAAAACAAGCTGCCATACATTGAAGGCAACATAATCAAGTACGCAACACGCCACAGAAACAAGAACGGTGCAGAGGATA